GTCTTCCGTCCAAAATCCCACCCTTGCGGACACCTTCTCTGTCTTTGTCGCCTTTCGCCCAACATTCCAGCCCTCCGCCGTAAAGACACGAGTTAATGAGTTTCTTGATGTGGTCTTTTTGTAGAGGTGGTTCGCCCTCTACGGAATGGTGTTCGCTCAACATTTTAATAATCGGTTTTTTGTCCTTGACCCAATCGTCAAGATGAGGTGTAGGAATACGCAATTTCACTCCAATACAAGAGAGGATTGTAGGGTGCGACGCTACAAAATCGTAATCTACCCAAGAGTAGTAATGGTAGAAGGTGTTGCGAATGTTTCTCGCCAAACAAGTAAGACCCAAGTCATCGTTAGAGTAAAATCTTCCAAGACCTTTTTTTTGGTGGTAAAGGATTTCTAATTTATCGTTGTTTTTGATTAATCGCATTCGTTTTTTTAGTAGTGTTTTGCTTTCAGGTGTGAAGCGTGGGATTTCAAGGTCAAAAGGAGCATCACTTCCATCTCCATTCTTCGCTTTCACAAAGAGGAGATTTCCATCAGCATCGGTTTTCTGCCTGATTTCCCAGTTGCCTTCAACCTCAACATACTCATTATCGGGTATTTTGAAGGTGGTATTATCGTCCAATACCAATTGTGCTAAATGAGGGTCAATATCCTCGTGAAACTTGCCGTGAAAACACGAGTAATCACGAGCATCAACAACCGCAAGGTCAATTCGTCCGTCTTGTGAGAGATAGTCCATCGTATATACTTATATAAGATAATAATTCTTTAAGTATGTTTCGTTGATATTGATATAAGTCATTACCATATTTTTATTTCAATTTTTTACTAAATGATGTGATGGAAAGTATTCCTAAATAAGGGGGATTGCTAAAAATGAATAAAAATGAGTTATTCATTTTCAGGATTAGTTTTTCCTAAATAACAAGAGTAGTTGGAAGATTTTCTCTTGCTTCCTCTATTCTTTGTTCTTTGCGAGGTTTCAATACATCTTTGTAGTATGCTCTGCGTTTCGCTAAAAACGCATCATATTTATCAGGGTCAGTTCTCATTTTTGCTAAATATCTTGTCTGTTTTTCCTTGACTTTTTGTGGGTTCTTTTTTTGGTAATTCGCCACATTCTTTAAATGCGACTGATACATCTTCTCCGCAGCAGTTAAGTTGGGGTTTTCGTTTTCTTTATCCATTATAGTATATACTTATATAAAAATATTCCTTTAAATATGTTTAGGTAAGTATTATTTAATGTGGTGGGTTAATTGGAAATGACCTTACACCCATCACTTCCAACACCCACACCATCAGGAAGCGGAAGCGACCATTTCTGCTTCCTTAATCTGTTCTTCTTTCATTAGTTTTTCTTCTTCTTCCTTAATATATTCGGCAGTAAGTTCTCTCACTTCTTCTTTTACCTTTTGAACTTTTTCTCCTAATATGAACTCGGTTTCTGCTAATTCTTTGGTCTGTGAATGATGCTCTCTAATAGCGTGAATATTCTGTGGTCTAAATATCACAAGACGACCTCCTAACTTCTCTACTCCAAAATGGTAGATTTTTTTATCACCTTTCTTACAGATGCCTTCAATATCATCACATTCAATTCCTTCAATTGAACCTGTGTATTTCACGAAGAAATATCCGTCTTTTCCTTTGAGTTGTATATCAACTATACAACCCACAAAATCCCACCCTTGATTATCATACCAAGTGCTAATGGCGAGTGGTTCGCCTTTGTAAGAACAAGTCCAAGAAATATTGGTAAGGGGTTCAGTTTCTCCTAAACTACTCATATATAATCTAACAAGAGAAAAAAATAATCTAATTATCCCAAAATGGAAGATGTGCTAAACTTGTAAATGGTTGTTTCTTACTACCTCGTCCTCTACCTCTCACAACTCGTAAATTATTACGGGTAAAGTTCGCATACCATCTATCACGCTCTTCTTGAATTAATCGGTCTTCTTCTCTGCGTTCGTAATCACTTAAAGCAGCTCTTCGTTTTCGTTCTTTTTCTGCCTCCCTTTTCTTTTCTGCTTTCCTTTCAAACTCCCTTTTATTTCCCTCCATATTATAGATTGCTCGTTCTTTGTTTCTCATTACCTTACCAGGCACATCTTCACCCATCATACCCTCTTGTTGTTCTCTTAATCGTTTCTCTTCCTCACCATATCTGCTCCCCATTCTTTTTCGTATTTTCTTCAATTGTTCCCTTATATTCGCACGATGGTATTCGTCTTCATCGTAGTTGGGAATATCTGCTAATAAATCATCTTTATCTTGCTCGGTTAATGCTCTATCCCTCACATCAGCAAAATCAGCATCACCGAAAATAGACCACGCTTTCTTTTGGTATTCCCCTGATGGTTTCCATCTCTTTTTTTCAGGTAAATCTCTCCAAGATGAGTTCGGTTCTCGTTCCCAACGATTAGGTGAATACGGGTCTTTATCAAAGTTCTCAAAAAACTCGTCTGTGTTGTCGTAGATGTATTTTTCCATTTTATTTACTGCTTGTTCTAATTTCACGATTGCTTCTGCCCTTTTTCTTACTCGCATTTCAGCAGTCCATTCTACTTTCTTATCACTATCCTTTCTGTATTTCTTTTCTTGTTCTTCGGTCATCGTTCCTTCTTTTTTTGCTTTCTGTGCCTCTTCTCGTTTCTTCTTATTAGAAGCAAGAGTTTTCAATCGTTTTGCTTCTTTCCGCTCTTCCTCACTCGCATATTTACTGGGTCTTCCTGCTTTGCGTTTCACAGGAGGAGGGTCAATTGCTTCCGCCAACGCTACTGCGTCTGCTTTCAACTTATCAAAAGTATCCTCTTTTGCTGATTTACGAGTTGTTTTCTTTTGTTCTTTGTAGGCAGTAGATACGGCAGGGTCTTTAATCGCAACCATATAGGTTAGTCCCTTGTCCTTCGCCCATTCACGCACGAAGTTCGTCCAAGCATTCCCTTTCTTCTTCGGTTCTTCTTCCATACTATACTATACCTAAATATTATTTTCCATCGCAACCACATCTTTTTTGGATATAATCTACCAATTGTGGTTTTCCAGCACCCGTTAATCTAAAATTATCATATTTCTTGGGAAGGGACTTGATAATAGTCTTCAATTGTTTCTTGGTGAGTTTCTCGTATTCTCTGCGATTGAAAGAAGGAACAATCGTATTCTCATATCCTTTACCCACTTCCACATCAACTCTGTCTAAAACACCTGTTCCGTGTTCTTTGATTAAATCAAGTGATTTTGATGGAATGGTTAAATCTGCGTCTAATACTCCTTTTGCTGAAACTGGGTCTAATGTGGTGCGAATATTGGTTTCATTCGCTTTTTCTCCGTGTTTCTTTTTATAACTATCTAATCCAATTCCAGTCGCTTTATTCAAGTTGATTATTTCTTTACTATCTTCTCCTACATCACTCGCAATTTTCGCACCGAGCGAATGACCTAATGTAGTTGTATGGTCTTTGCCGTATTTCTGCTCTGCTTTTTTTTGAATATCTTTTGCGTGTTGAAATCGTTTTGTTCCTTTCATACTAAATCCCAACGCCATTTTTAGATTATTCCCCCAATCGTGAATACCTTTTGAACCACGATGAATAACTACGGCATCGTGAGTAGTAGGATTGTAATATACAGATACTCGTTCTCCCGAAAGACTTTCATCTCGGTTGTATCCGTCAATTTCTTTGGGTGCTTTGCCTTTATTAGCGTAAGATGCGTCCAAAAACTTACGAATAAGTTTTGTATTCATTTTCCCACCTTGTAGCAGTTCGTAGTAATCACCTGACCCTCCGTAAATGATGCGAGGACAATTAGAAGTCTTGGGTATAAATACTCCCTTGCGGTCAAGTGCGGCTACTTGCTTTACATTTTCAATACCGAACCGAAGGATTTTATCTACTTCTCGGTCATATTCGTTGTCGGGGTCGGCAAAAGGATTAATACCTGTTGAGTGGGGATTTCTATCTCCTGAATGGACGATGAAAGATAAGTCCTTGAAAAGACATTCGTTCATCTTTCCTTTAATATTCTCATTTACAAAAGTGCGAAGTTCGGCAGCCTTACCTTTCTGTGAGGCACTCGCTCCGCCAACTTGTTTTCGTTGCCTCTTCTGTTTCACTTCACTAATAACGAGTTGAATGGGTTCGCTATTCTCGTCTGCTTGAAATAATACCATTATATATGTATAATGAGATTATTATAATAAAAATCTGCTAAATTAAAGGAAACGGGTAGGCATATAAGAACCTGCGGTAATAGCAGTTCTGTATCCTTCTCCATATCCAGTAGGCATTCTATAACCCTTACCTTCGGTTGTGGGTGTTTTTTTTGGTCTTCCACGCTTCTTCTTTGAACCTGGTGTGGAAGGAGGTAAATCACCTTCATCATCACCAGCATCGCCACTATCATCACCAAAAGGGTCAGCGGGGACTGCTCTTCCTTGTCTGCGTCTGCCTGGTTGGGAGAATGTATCAATTAAATCACCTGTTCCTTGTCCTTCTAATCTTTGCTGAATGCGAATAAGGTCTTCTTTAATTCCAGTAATAACTGCTCTAAATCTTTGGAGAGAAGCAGGTTGAAGGTAAGTAGCAGAAGTATCATCTATTCCTTTTACCGCAGCGACCATTTGGTCGTTCAATCCTGAAATAGTCTGTTGCTGTTCTGTGTTGAAAATAGCAAGGGAAGGGACTTGTTGATACATATAGTTCAGTAATGCTCGTGCTTCCTTTTCAACCGCAGATGTTCCACCAATAAAGCGGTCAATTGCTTTACTGCCGAATTGAGATACGGAAGTATGACCGAGTGTAAGTTGATTTTGGATTTCACCAAGAGAAGCAATAATGCTTACCATCTTCTCGTAGATGTAGTTATACTTGTCCTGTATATCACCTACTAATCCTGCTGTGGTTTCTGCTCCTTTATATGTCTTCTTCAAGTCCTTAACCACTCTCTTTTTTGCCGAACGGAGTTCATTTAACTCGTATGCGTTGGGTTGTAAAAATTGAGGCATTATATACTATACTAACATTATATAATGACTAAACTATTTAATATAATCCGTGTTCCTTCACATATTTACTTGCTTCAATCATCTTCATACCTTTATCTTTCATTACTTTTTTAACTATTTCTGCTCGTTTAGCACGACCACCGCCAGTTGCTTTCACAACATCTTTCGCAGCTTCATTTACAGATTTCTTGGCGGATTTCTTCGCAGCACGACCGACTTCTTTAAGTAGGTCAGCACCCGCAGCCTTACCTCTTTTGGCGACTTCCTTAACAGCAGCCTTACCCATTTTCTTTGTGCTTTCAATAGCATCTTTGAGAGAAATACCTCCCTTTACTGCGGCTCCGTGATGGACTTGTCCGTCTTTGCCTAAATAAGCACCGACCATCGCACCTCCTTTTTTACCTTTGTGTGCTTTTTCAAGGAACTTACCCATATTGAATGATTTGCCGTATTTCTCACGACCAGCAGCAGCCATTAGGGGAATAGCAATAGGAGCGATTTCCTTTGCTACATCAAGAGTTCCAGTAAATCCTTTCTTGAAACCTTTACCGAAGTCTTTCCAAAAATTACCACCCTTAAACTTCTTCATCGCTTTCTCTACCATATCTACCTTGTCCTTCATCGTTTTAAGAGGACGACCCGCACCCAACATTAATGGGAGGGCAATTGGAGCAATATCCTTTGCTACACCAAGAGCATCTTTTAACCAATTACCGCCAACCATTTTCTTTTCAAGTGCTTTTACTTTCTTTGCTCCGCCGAATGCTTTATATATATCGTATGCTTCTTTTCCAGTTTTGGCGACATCAAGAGCAGATTTAGCACCCTTGCTAATATCCTTGAAAATATTACCTCCGCTTGAAACGCCTCCACTTGAAACGCCTCCGCTTACGGATTTGTAAAGGTCGTATGCTTCTTTTCCAGTCTTCGCTATATCAAGAGCGTCTTTTGCTCCTTTGGTTAAATCACTAAAAGAGAACTTTCCGCCAACTGCTCCGTCCATTCCAGCATATCCTCTTGCTCCGCCTGAATGAACTGCTAAACCAGCGTTCATACTAACAGGAGGGTAAGATGGAGAGTTTCCGCTTAATACGAACTTTTCAGGTCTAACTCCGCCTACGATTTGGTCTTTTGGGGAATGAAAGGCATCGGCATTTCTGTATCCCATCGGGGAAGGGTGATACGCATCGTAATTGTGCGTCCAACGCTGTTTATCCATATCTCTTAAACGAGATACTAAATCCTTGTTGTAAGGAGTGTCGTATGTGATGTTCGCTTGGGGCATCTTTATAATATATACCAGCATTTTTAATTGAGAGGCATATTAAATAATTAATATGTCTATCTAAAACTCTAAATAATATGGAATATGAACGAGTGTAGGGTGTAGGGTGTAGGGTCAATATATTTTAGATTGGAAAAAAGATGGACTACCTCTCACAATAGTTCAAGACCTCCTAAATAAGACCCTACACTATACACCTTACACTAATCACTTAACACAATCTATCGGCAAGTTTTCCACCGCTGGAAACACCTCCACTTGGGACACCACCGCTCATCACACCACCACGCTTTTCACAAAAGCGTTTGACGATGCCGTGAAGAGGCATATTAAGCATACTTCCACCAACCATACGGGAAATCTCGGCAGACTTCATCGCTGATGCCTGTTGCTTGGATTTGGCGGAAAGCACCATTTCCTTTGTAAGAATACCAGTATAAATAGCAGATACGCCCTGTTGAGTAGTCATTATACCGCTATTGACGGCAATAACACAGATTTCAGGAGTAATAGCAGCACCTCCACTTGCCTCTAATGTATTGGTTGCTCCAATTTGGAACTGGAAGTTATAGTTTCCAAGAGAACCGCAAGTAATATAATCGGGTAATGATAAATCGTAAGCAGGGTTGATTACCAAGAGAGAACCAGTTGTATTAACATTTGTAGCAGAACCAGCAGCGACCGCTTGGGAAGCAACACCGCTAAACTCACGCCAAGATTGGGTAGAACCATTCTTAACAGAAAGTCGCCACAAGTCGTAAGCAGAAGCAGAAGAAAGAAGACCTGACTGGTTATTCAAGTTGATACTAATGTTATTCACTTGGAAGAAAGCATTAGGGTCGTTGATAGTCATACTACTCATAGGTTTTCTTACATTAATGATGAAAAGGTCGGGGATTTGATTGATTTGAAGATTGCTTGATGTAAGTGTTGCTGATGCTTGGGCGGCTACTGCGGTTGTATTAGCAGAAGAAGTCAAGTATCTTGGGAAATCCATATAAGGAACAACATTCTTGGTTTCAATCAAGTCGCTTGGTTGAGTAGAAAGGAACTTCAATAGGAGAGCAGGAGAAGCAGGTTGGTTAAGAACACCAGCAATAGCAGTTGTGGAAGTGAAACCATTAGGGTTGGCGGCAGTTCCTAAACTAATGCTTGTGATGTAAGGAGATGTGGTGGAAAGCAATCTCTTACAAGTAGCGTCCATATTGAAAGTAAAAGTCATATTATTTACTCCTAAAAGACCTTGCTGATTGTATTCAGGGTCGCCGAAAATGAAGGGAGAAAGGAAAAGAGGTTCAGCAACAACGGTGCTGATTTCAATAACCCAAGTATCGGCAGCGTCGGTAGATACAAGAGAACTATCAGTTCCACCAGCAGCGATGTTGTGGGTAATGTTAAATGCTACTGGGTGAGAACCACGAGGAACTTGGTCTATATCGTAGGAAGCATTAGCATATCCAGCAAGTCCGTTGTTATTAGCACCTACACCATCAGCAT